ACGGCACCTCCATTTGATCCGTTTCGTAATCACATGTGTCGCATGTAAATTTTTGAGCTAGATCAATGTTAGGCACGATTTTTTCATATGCTTGTCTAAGATACCGAGCATCTTTGGCTGATACATTATCAATAAAAGATTTAATTGTCACATTATCTGTTCTTTCATTAATTGAGACAATCATTAAATTTAACTGGTCGGTCAAGGGAGATTCTGGAAGTTTTTGCTTTTTCTTTGTCTCGGCTATTCTTCCCAGGTATTTTTCATCTTTTCCTGTAAACAATCTAACCTCGACATCAACTTTAGTAACAGGAGTCTTTATAATAAAAGTTTCATCTGTTTTCGAAGTAATATCAAAATCTTCAAATTCTCCGCCGGCATAAAGATTGTTTTCCTCAAGATTGAAAGAAAACTTATTTGTCGTTGCGCAAACTGGGCATGTAACCTGTGTATCGTAACTTGCGCCATAGCCAGTAACTCTCGCTCCAACAAGAATTGCATTTTTATCACCAACGTAAAGGCTATCCAAATCAATTCTTTTATCAACAACAATGTTTTTTAAGAATCTATCAAGAGCAATTCCTTTTTTAAGAAGGGCTCTTGAAGTTAAAATATCCTCATCTTTCGCCGTCATATGACGAATTTCCACAACACCTTCATTGTGTAGTGGGTGGCCCTCTGGATAATATCGACCTTCCGTGGGAAGTTCGACAAAATCTGTTGGTGTCGAAAAATCAAGAGGAGTTAAATTAGGCGGAGGAGAAGTATCTTCCACCACTTGTCTGTCACCAACACCACCTAAGCGTTGAGAATTATTTCTAGCCAAATATCACCTCGCATTTCATTTTTAGCTTAATTGTTTTCTCCAGGATTGAAGAAGGTATTGCTATCCACGTCCTGGCCATCAGGCCGCTTAGCGCCAGTCTCAGACGAAAGTGGGGTCTGGATTATCGCCCAGTCATAACGAATTTTTATCGTGATCTCTGTCATCTCATCTGAGGAATAATCCAAATCGCCGTAAGTCACTCCGGTAATAAAAGGATTCCAAAGAGTCCATGTTTCCACTGCATCGCCCAGAGAATTAATCTGGGAGATTCTAACAGACCCCATTGCTGCTACTGATGCTTGCTTCGAAATAGTAGCGGCGTCATTAACATTCTTTGGGGGATTATATCCACTGGCGCGGATAAGAGCGGCAGTATTAATTGCCGCATCAGGACTCACAGGATCAACCAAAGTAACTGTGACTTCTGCCCATTCTGCTCTTCCTGGGTAATAGAACTTGTGGTTCAAAAAATTGTGTTCGATTGTAGAGATTGTAATTTCTGGCTTTTTGCAACTCTTGGCATACCAAGTAGCCCCATTAGGCATTCTGCCTATGTCGACCAAAAATCTATATGCTCTTTTCGGATCTTCAAATTGTGCATCGGTCCAAAACGCCATTTAACTAATTCTCCTCTGTATTGTATCCTGTACTTCTAAATAGTAATCAGAAACATTATTTTTCTTTTTAATCATCAAAAGATGCTCCGGTTCTCGTAATCACAAAGTCAACCGCAATAAACTCAATTGCTCTCGCTGGCTTCAGGAAGATTTTTGCATACATAATGTTTTGATCGATTAAATCTGGAGTCGTTGTCGTGTCATCGAGAATAACTTTCCACTCACTCAGTCCTAGCCTGGCTTGGATGCTTGCCAAGAAAGGCTGAACCTCTCCCAGAAATCTATTCCAAGTAACTTGAACATTTTGGTCGAACAAAATTCCAGAAGCAATTCTTGAAACTTGCTTTTTGATGTAAATCAATAATCGACGGACATTAATTCTATCTAAAGCAGATCTGGTGACTTGAAGTGTCTTTTGTCCGAAGACCACAATGCCCTCTGATGGGAAAGTCGCAATGGGGTTAACGTTCACCTCATAAAGCTTGTCTCTATCTTTAGATGTTAGCCTCCTTGTAATGTTGGTCACAGGCCATCCGGCTGCGCCCTCGGTTAAGCCACCCCTATTGAATCCAGCAGGAGCAAACCAAACTTCCGATTTTGCCTCAGAAGAAGCAAGAGTGCCCAAGGCGACGACAGAAGGTGGTACCCATAAAAGGTTGTTTGAAATTGTATCCAAGATTTGAACCCAAGGATAATAAGTACATCCGTAAGAAGTATTAAGCTGCCTTTCTGTAAGATTGGTGATACAGGTAGCAAGCGATGTTTGATTCCTTTCGTAAAAATCTTCTGTGCTATCCGTAAACGGAGTATAAACGTCTGGTAAGTCAATGATTGCCAGGGCGTCTGCTCTGTCTTCGCAAGTATTCAAAAGATGCTGCGTCAATGAATTGTTCGTAACCCCCGGAATTGTCATAACGTTGCATTCGACAAATTCTGGGTCTTTTACTGTATCGATCGCTCTTTTGATTGAGTTGAACGCATAATTTGCTGTATCCAGATTGTCTCCGACGCTCAAGAAACTATTTCTAAAAGGTTCTGCTTCTTTGATATCAAGGCCGTCGAAACCTCCATACAGAGGTGCTGTGATCCTATCGTACCCATCTTCTAGAATTGTTTTCCAACTGCCTATGGCTGTGGCTGATATCCCATCTTTGCGGGCATTCCATACATGATAAGCTGTGTTGGAACCGGTTGTAACAACATCATCCAGGGAATTAGTCCAAGAATAAGCCACCCAGTCGTCCGTGAATTCTCCTAAAGTATCTTCTTGTTTGGTGGTGGAAGCTGGCAGCCTCCAAAGATAATCCCCAAAACCCTGATCGAATTTTAAAGAATCAGATCCCTGAGTTGTTTGGAGCCCAAAATAAGCATCGGTTGGATCGGAAAGGCCGCCATCAGAGGCAGATTTTCGGGTTGTGATGGACGGAAACTTCATCCTAAGCCCGGAGAGAGGGACATTTGTATCTCCCATCCAAATTCCATCAGGTGGTGAAGTGCAATCATCAGGCGCATTTGGGCCAGGAGAAGAGCCGGAGCCATCCACCAGTCGGTTAGCCGCGATGGTCGACCCAGTCGTATAATTAACCTCCTTAAACCTCAAAGGACCCGAGACTCCGAATGGCAACAATCGTGCATCCATAAGACCTTGATCAACATCTGGATTCATGTCTACTCGGATGTACTTTGATTTATTCGTGTACTGTCCGTACTGTCTCAGGACTCTTCCGTCAACATAATCAAATTCGTAATAAGTATCTCCGATGACTCTTGCAATATAATTTTCCGAAGCCGGATTTAAGTTAACATTCGAAAATTGTTCAACAACTTGAACAACGTTATCTGTATCCGAGGCAGCACGGAGGACTACACTAAAAGAACCATAAGGATCCGAATCACTAGTGCCTGCCTTAATATCTTTAATTGAAACTTTAAACTTATCTTGAGTCCAACGACCGCCATCGAGAGCGGCAACTCTAAATAACTTGGTCATCTTATCAGGGTCATAGCTACCAGTCATATCTGATAAGTCTTGAGAGTAGAAATAACCGGTCTTGGCATATGCAAAATTCATTTTATAATCGGATTTTTTCTTAGTTGGATCCGAGTTTGCTTGAAGCGGGAGCAAAAGTAGCAATGACTTCTCGCTGAAGGAACCATTGTTCCACTGCTTGACATCCTGCTCAAATGTTTCTCCGAGCCAGTATAAATTTTCTCCCTGGTTCAAATTACCACTAGCTACAAAGTTCTCATTTGTCAATTGAGGGTTTGTATTCAAAACATTTCTAATAAAGAGGGGGGAATCCCTATTAAAATTAATTGAGGTTCGATATGCTGGGGTGCCAGACGCCGGCGGGCTGGACTCATAAACCCTAAACTCAATTTGAGTATCGTCGCCTTGGGATTCCATAACGGTCCCATACCCCTCGAAATCCGTGGCGTTGGTTGAACTGGAAAGAGCTGTTCCTCTAAGAGCGATGGAGCCAGAGTTGACGTATATAACTGCGCCAAGAGTACCGGTGGCTGCCCAGTCACTCCCGGGAGCAGATGAGCTATTAAAAACAAAGATGCCATACGCGCCTCCGCCTATCGCTGAAGTGAGTGTGTCCTTGGTAGTCCAACCGGCTTTTGCTGCATCTTCGACACTTAGAGTGCCAGGATATTGTTCTCCCAAGAGCCGAAACATAGTAATTGGGCCGACATTAGCTTTCAAATATGCCATGGCAGCATATGATCCATATGTGGGTCCCGTCAAATTACCCTCTCTCCAAATATCTCCTCCACCCATAGCGCCTGCGACTGGGTTGCCGAAAACTTGGACAAACTCGGAAGGAGATTCGATTTTATAAGGCCTCATTGATGGGCCGGTAGCCGTCCTCCCGATAATAACTGGACCAACAGCCTGGCGTACCGCAGGGAGTTGAGA